GGGGGTTGACATTTGATAATGCAATCATTATAGTAGATGAATGCCAGAACATGAACTTTCACGAACTTGACACTATTGTCACTCGTGTTGGCCAAGATTCAAAGATTATGTTCTGTGGTGACTTTGATCAATCTGATTTGCAAAGAACAAATGAGAAAAATGGTTTACATGATTTCTTGCGTATTCTTGAAGAAATGGATGAATTTAATTGCACAGAATTTACTATTGGTGATATTGTACGGAGTGGATTTGTTCGGTCTTATCTTATCAATAAGATTAAACTTGGAATAGGAATGGAATAATGAATTTAAGGAAACTACGAGCACAACTTGCAATTGATGAGGGTATAAAATATGAAGTGTATAATGACCACCTTGGTTATGCCACCTTTGGCATCGGCCATCTAGTTATTAAATCGGACCCCGAATATGGTCAAGAAATTGGAACACCTGTCAATGAATCAAGAGTCATCAAGGCCTTTGAAGGGGATTGTGATGGTGTGTTGCGAGACTGCAACATTCTATACGAAGACTTTGGAGATTTGCCAGAAGAAGCCCAACAAATAATTGCCAACATGATGTTCAATATGGGGCGGACTCGTTTGAGCAAATTTAAGGGTATGAAACGTGGCGTAGATTCTAGAGATTGGGATGCAGCCGCCGATGAGATGGTTGATAGCGCTTGGTATCGCCAAGTAACTAATCGAGCAGAAAGATTAGTAAAAAGAATGAGAGCAATCCGTCACGCTGATCTCAGCATAACAGACTAGTAAACAGAATGAAAGTAATAGAAGGATAAAATTATGGTTGAAATAAATTATGCATTGAACACGATGTTTTTTCTAATATCGGGTGCAATGGTTATGTGGATGGCGGCGGGATTTACTGCACTTGAAGCTGGATCAGTTAGAACTAAAAATGTCACAGAAATCTTAACAAAAAATGTAGCACTATTTTCAGTAGCATCTATTGCATTTTTGTTTTTAGGTTATAAGTTAATGTATGGGTGGACTGGCCCAGATACACATTCAATGTATGCTGATTTCTTTTTCCAAATGGTATTTGTCGCAACTGCAATGTCTGTAGTTTCGGGTGCAGTTGCAGAAAGAAAGAAGCTATGGTCATTTCTAATATTCGCTGCATTATTCTCGGCGGTCATTTATCCACTTGAAGGTTCTTGGACTTGGGGTGGTGGATTTTTAACTGAACTAGGATTTCGTGATTTTGCTGGTTCTGGTATTGTCCACATGGCTGGTGCTGCAGCTGCACTTGCATCTGTTATTATGATTGGGCCTCGTGATGGAAAGTATGACAAGAATGGGAAACCGAAAAACATTCCCGGCTCAAACATGCCCCTTGTTGCACTAGGCACATTAATCCTGTGGTTAGGTTGGTTCTTCTTTAATGGTGGTTCTCAACTAGCATTCTCTACTATTGCTGATGCAGACGCATTAGGTAAAATCTTTGTTAATACAAATATGGCCGCCGCTGGTGGATTGTTAGGTGCTATGATTGTATCTAAAATTTGTACAAAGAAAGTTATTCTTAATGTAACCCTAAATGGTGCATTGGCAGGATTAGTAGTTATCACTGCTGATCCATATACACCAAGCCCAGAAATTGCAGTACTTTATGGTATGTTAGGTGGAATTGTAATTCCGGGTGCTATGACACTACTTGAGAAATGGGGTATTGATGATCCTGTTGGTGCTATCTCTGTACACGGCATTGCAGGTATAATTGGATTACTACTATTACCCATCTTTAATTCCGGTGCAACAGTATTGGCTCAGTTAATTGGTATTGGTGTTATCGGTGGATTTGTGTTCACAACTTCTTTAGGTGTATGGTGGGTATTGGATAAGACTATCGGTATTCGTGTGGGTAAAGAAGAAGAATTAGTTGGCTCTGATATGTATGAAGGTACAGGTAATGCGTATCCAGAATTTATGGATAAATAATGTTTAATCATGTAGGGGTGGAGTTGCAACCCATAAAGGCAACTAACAGTGATGGTGTACGTCTATACAATACGCCAGAGGGTAATAAGTATCCATCAATCACAACTGTTCTATCAGTCCGTAACAAGAAGGGGCTGATGGAGTGGCGTAAGAGGGTAGGTAGTGAAGTTGCTAATCATGTAGCAAGAACTGCAGCTGCTCGTGGAACCAAGGTCCATCACATGTGTGAGGATTATCTAAACAATATGGAGTTTAATTTCCCCGAAGATTGGGCAAGACATAAAAGAAATTTTCTACCATATTGTCTTTTTGGGCAGTTAAAAAATAAGGTCTTATGTAATGTAGATAATATTTATGCTCAAGAAGCAGGACTCTATAGTGATAAATATAAGGTAGCGGGTAGGGTTGATTGTATTGCAGAGTACAATGGGGTGCCGTCGATTATCGACTTCAAGACATCAACTAAAGAGCGTACAGATAAATGGAATGAGAACTATTACATTCAAGGTTCTGCGTATGCAGAGATGTTTGGTGAACGAACTGGCATAGAAATCTCTCAAGTAGTTATTTTAGTGGTAACAGAGGATGGAACTGTCCAAGAATTCATTAAAGAAAAGTATGACTATCTTGAGGCTCTAGTAGAAACCGTTGCAGAATGGAGCAAACAAAATGAAACATCTAGTAGCAATACTGGCGTTGTTTCTGCTACTGGATAATCAAACATTAGCACAAGATACATCGCCAAAAACTTTAACTCCAATACAAAAAACAGTATTATGTGGGCCCGGCCCTGCAATCCTATTGGGTATTAAAAAGTATGGAGAAAAACCTAAAATTGTCTTTAAAAATCAGGGTGAGGATGTCCAGACATTAGTTTTCTTTAATGATGAAACTGGAACAGGGACTATTATTGACGTAATGCCTGCTAAAGTGGACTTGATGGGTGTGACTAAGATTTGGTGTATTATTTCTCATGGTGTTGATGGATGGTCAGAAAACTTTGGCCCAAAGGCTTAAAAAGGTCTTGACATTCTATCTACCGTATGGTATAAATAAGATACAATTTGATGATACGAATTGAGAGTTGCACTGGACTTGGGGGCAGTACCCAACGCCTCCACCATAAGTTCATTTGGACTAGAGTGGATTTCTGATGGGGGCGAAACAGGATCGACAGGCAAGGACGGATGAGTGGAGAATTGTGGATTGACCGCCTTATAGGTCAATAAACTAAACGCAAACGATAATTTTGCACCTTTGGCTCTTGCTGCGTAAGCAGTAAGTGTTAATGGAGTTTTTTTGGGAGTTTTTTTCTTAGCAACAGGATAAAAAACTTCCACTTTATTCAAAAAAGGTATTGACAAATAGATAATAACCTGTTATACTCTGTATATAATGTCACTGATGAGTTTGTGAAATTCAAACGAAACACTTTGTGTCTGACAATATTGTCGAAAACATCATCTTGAAAGGATGAATTATAGTATGACTACAGCTACAACTACGAAGGCAACTAAGGTTATTGCCGCTCTCGAAAACGGTACTGAACTTACTGCGAAGCAGATCACTGCACGTTATGGCGTTAAGAACGTCCGGGCATTGATGAGGTCCCTTCGTATGCAGGGATATCCTGTATACCTCAACAAGCGTGTTAGCTCGTTTGATGGACAAACCTATAGCAAGTACCGTCTTGGTACTGCACCACGGAACGTGGTTGCTGCTGGGTATCGTGCTCTCGCACAGGGTGTCTAAATACCACTACCAACAACGGGTAATGCCGTAATACATTCGCGGGGGGCCACGGTTAGCCCCCCAACTTTAACTAAGGAGACTAAAACGAATGAAGAAACTTATTATCGGAACAGCACTTGCAGCATGTATTTCAACATCTGCAATGGCACAAGATAAGGCAGTTTTACCTGCATTGTCAAAAATCGATATGTCTTTTGTGACCGACACTGAACATAATGTAACGAAGGAAACAACTACCACAGAATTTGGTGTTGTTGCTGGACTTAAAGGATTTGATTTATCAGTCCTGCCAACAATCAGCTGGGATGCCGAAGAAATTTCCAATATCGAATTTGCCGCAGGGTATACATTTGATATTACGGATTCCTTTGGTATTTCGCCATACGGTGAAATCAATTTTAATAAAGAATTTGAAAGTGGTGATAGACTTGTCGGCGTGAAGACACACTACAAATTTTAATTAAACATGGAGCAAAAATTGAGTCTTAGTACACCAAAAATATTTACTCTAGAAATAGAGAAAATTGCGAAAGAGAAAGAAATCTCTCACATGGATGCAGTTCTTTTATATTGCGATAAGGAAGGCATTGAACCTGATTCAGTAGGTTCTCTTATTTCTAAAGCACTTAAAGAGAAAATTGAAGCCAATGCAAGAGATTTGAATTTTCTCCCAAAACAGGCTCAATTGCCTATTTGATAACCCTATGGAAGAACAGGGCATCACCAACAATTATGATGCCCTGTTCTTTTTTAA